GGCGCAGGGATGAGCGAACGGTACATAAAGATATACGGCAGGAACACAGCCGTTCCAGTTGGATCCGCACAAGAGAGGGGTCGTGGATTTGATGGGCGGCAGATGGCTGAATAGACATGAGAATTGGCTTGATAAAAAGAGCGTTGAACGGCGCCCGGTTGGCCGTCCGGTTAATGACAGTGCGGATTATGGCGTGAGATATATTCCTTTGAAGTGTCCTAAGTGCCGGAGCAAAGACGTGAGGTGTTATTCGAGTTCGCCGCCGATCCGGTATCATGCGTGTCGGGATTGCGGCTATAATTTCAAATCCGTTGAGGCAAATGATGAAAAATAATTATTACTATTTTGTAGTAACGACCCAATTGAAAAAGATTTCAAGTAGAGTAAACTTGAATTAGAAGATTAAAGCGGGACAGCTGATCACTGCCACCGCACCCAATAGAGTTAAAAAGCCATCTCCAGTCGACTGGCGGGAGATGGCTTTTTTATTGGGCTGATAGGAGATTTATGAGCGCACCAACAAAACAGGAAATGCTTGATAACGTCGAGAATGCGATTAACGCCAGAATGACCGGCGGTGCGGTGCAATCGTATTCGATCGGTGGACGCAATTTGCAATACATAACATTAACGGAACTTATAAAACTGCGGGACAGCTTGCGGCAGGAAATCGCCTCAAGCGGCGGATCCGGTTCCCGCACGTCGTATGCGAGGTTTGATAATCCACTATGAGCATAAAAGAAAAAGTGGCAAACGGTTTAGATGGTTTTATCGGCTTCTTCTCGCCAAGGGCGGGACTAAAGAGGCGGATGTTTCGTGAGGCGATTAAGTTATCCGAGAAGTTCGGATCTTATCGTGGAGCGGAAAAAAACCGGCTTCGTTCTTCGTGGATTCCGGGCGGTGGGTCAGCGGATCAGGACATCATTCCTGATTTACCGGATTTAAGAGAACGCAGTCGTGATTTAAACCGCAACGACGCACACGCTTCTGGTATCACGAATACAATGACCACGAATGTCGTTGGTACTGGTATCCGACCGCAGAGCAGGGTGGACAAAGAGGCTCTTGGCATTGCCGACAGTAAGGTCGATAAGTTTCAAAAACGAGCTGAACGGTCATGGAAGTTGTGGCTTCCATATGCCGACGCCGGCAATCGGATGGACTTTTATGAAATTCAGCAGTTGGTGGATCGGCAGATTCTTGAGAACGGGGAAGCGATAGTTATTCCGGTTATGTTTAAGGACAAAACACGTCCTTATTCGCTTGCACTGCAGGTTATCGAGTCAGACCGGTTGGCGACACCGCCGGATAAACGTGGGGATAAAACGGTAAGAGCCGGAGTAAAGATCGGTGAGAATGGCGAGCCGGTTTCTTATTTTATTCAAAAAACGCATCCGGGCGATTACCGGTTTTCTAAGAGCGAGGATCGGGATTTTATTGAGATACCCGCCCGCAATGAGTTCGGCAGACCGAACGTGTTTCATTTATATCCGGTTCAGCGGTCAGGACAAACTCGTGGCGTTCCGTTTTTCTCACCGGTACTTACTTATTTTAAAGATTTGGCGGAGTATGCGGAAGCTGAGCTTGTCGCCGCACGAATTGCGGCGTGTTTTTCGATATTTATTACCTCGGAAGCATCGATGGATCTTAACACCGGCTATGACCGCAACTTTCAAGGGCAATATCTGGAGTCATTAGAACCGGGAATGATAAGGCATCTTCTTCCGGGGGAATCTATCACATCGTTTAATCCACAGCGGCCGTCAGCGACGTTCGAGCCGTTTGTGGAAAAAATGCTCAGGGCGATCTCGGCGGCGCTGGGATTGCCTTATGAATTGGTCGCAAAGGATTTCTCAAAGACAAATTACTCAAGCGCACGTGCGGCGCTTCTTGAGGCACGCAGATATTTCAAGGTAAGGCAGGAATGGCTCGCCCGCAAACTCTGCCAACCGGTTTGGGAGATGGTTTTAGAGGAAGCGTATCTCAGGGGCGAGTTGGGAACGATATCGTTTTACGAGAACAAGCAATATTGGGTCAACGCATCGTGGATCACTCCGGGCTGGGAATGGGTCGATCCATTAAAAGAAGCCCAAGCGGCGGAGGTGGGTATCCGAAACGGAATCATTACCTACTCGGATTTATATTCGGCGCAGGGAAAAGACTGGGAGGAATGCTTTGAGCAAAGGAAAAGAGAACAAGAAAAAATCAAAGACCTTGGGCTCGAAATCAATCAGAAAGCAGATTCAGGTGATGGTAAGAGCGCAGATGCAAACAGCGCAGACGCTGTTCGTGGAAGTGAGGAATAAATGAAAAAGGATTTATTTAGAACAGATATCACGCATTCCGGGAGCGTTGTTATAAGCAGGGAGACGGCTGTTATCAACGGGTTCGCCGTTGTCACCAAAGGTATGACCAAGGACAGCCGTGGTGAGTTTGATGATATCTCGCTTGATTCAGTCATTGATTTGGGGAATAAGGCAAAGATGGGAATCAAGTCGAGGTTTGGTCATCCCAACATGAGCAGTACGGCGTTAGGCACTTTTCTGGGAAGGGTGCGTAATTTCAGACGTGATGGGGACATTGTTAGAGCGGATCTTCATATCGACAAGACGGCGTTTGATACTCCGGACGGGGATCTTGCCGGGTATGTGCTTAATCTTGCGGAGAGCGATCCGGAAATGTTCGGAGCATCAATGGTGATCATGTGGGATGAGGAGAAACGAGACGATTTGGACGCAAATGGCAAGGAACTACCGCCTTTCATTCGTGTCACCAGTCTTTTCTCGGTTGATGTGGTTGATGATCCGGCGGCGAACAACGGGCTTTTCGGTATGCCGTTTTTCTCCGAAAGTGTCAGGCCGTCAGCGGAGATGACAGTGTTTTTGGATAAATTTCTTAACAATCCTGATGCGGTAGAGAAAACCATCGGGTTTCTGAATAGATATCGTTTGAACAAGGGAATGGAACATAAATGCAAGAAGGAGGAATCGGATATGGATGAATTAACCGTGGAGAAATTGAGAGAGGAACGGAAGGACGTTTTTGAGGCGGTTCTCAAACAGGGTTTTGACGCTGGCGTTCAGGACGAACGTATCAGGGCAGTCTCAATTCTGAAAAAAGCTGAAACGTTTCAGGGGATGGGCGTACTCGCTATCGAGTCTGTCGAAAAGGGACTTACCCTTGATCAATCGGTAGTGAAATTTCAGCAGAAGCGGCTGGATGACATAGAAAAAGCCTCAGCGCCGGTTGTCGGACCTGATGGTGAGGAAGTGCCAAAAAAGAAAACAACTCATTTGGAGCGTGCTCAGCAATATCAGAAAGAGCACGCTTGTAGTATCACTGACGCTCTCAAGGCGACAGCGGATAAAAGACAATAACCATTTAAGGAGGAGGTAGAAAAATGTCTCAATACAATATCGGATCAAAAGCGTTTGTGGCGGGGGAAGCGTTAGAGCCGTATCGCCGGGTGAAATTAAGCACAGGTAGCGGGACTCAGGTTGAGTATGCGGATGCGGGCGAAGCCTTCATCGGCTTTACTGCGGCGGCCGCCGCTTTGAATGAAATGGTCTCGGTTGATTTAAAGACGACCGGGCGCACATTCAAAGTAGTTGCCGAAGGTATGATCGCTGTCGGTGCCAATTTTTACGGTGCGGCAGATGGGAAAGTGCGTGGAGCGGTAAGCGGCGCTGTTCAGGGTCGTGTTCTGGAAGCATCAGCGGCAGACGGTGAAATTGTTGAAGCTATTTTGCTGTAATTAACGCATTTAAATAAAGAGGAGGAAACCATGGGAGTTGATTATTTAGGAACAAGAGCGGTGCCTCGTTTGGAGTTGGGTGAGGCGGCATTAGAGTTTATTCAGCAACAGGATGAATTTATCGGTACGCAGGTTTTGCCGATTTTTCCCACAAAGAAAAAGGCGACAATTTTTCCTGCGATTACAAGGGAGAGCATTATTCGTGAGGCGGACACCAAGCGTGCGCCTCGGGGCAACTATAACCGAGACGGCTTTCAGGCAAAAGACAGGCAATTTAATTGCGAGGAATACGGGCTTGAAGGTCCTCTTGATGACAGCGAAAGAAGCATGTATGCGACAGACTTTGACGCTGAACTCACGACGGTGCAGATCATTACTCGCCGTGTATTGCAGGCGCAGGAAAGACGTATTGCCTCGATAGTGTTTAGTCCGACCACGTTTACTGGCGCTTCGCTTTACACTGACAATTCTTCACAGCCTTGGGATAACGCATCGTCCGCTGATATTCCGGCGCAGGTGCGTGCCGCAAGAGAACGGGTAAGAGGTAATTGCGGTATAGAACCGAACACGCTTATATGCAGTAAAGCGAACATCGATCGTATGCTGGCGAGTACCAGCATTAAAGACACAATCAGATATGTAGCACGTCTGACTGAAGCGGAAATCCTGAACGCCTTGGCGGATATTCTTGGCGTGAAGCGGATTCTTGTCGGGAAGGGTATTTACAATACCGCAAAAGAAGGCAAGACCTTCGTCAGCGCTGATATTTGGAGCGACGATTATGCGATGGTCGCAGTTGTTGGTGATGCCAGACGGCTTGCCGATCCGAGCATGGGAAGAACGTTCCTTTGGACTTCTGACAGCCCGGATAACGCCACGGTTGAGCAGTACCGTGACGATGCGGCAAGAAGCGATATCTTTCGTGTGCGTCAGCACGTGGACGAAATGATTATCGATCCGTTCTTCGCTCATCTGATGAAAGTAGACGCTTAAACATTCGAGGTTTGCCCGGGGGCTTAACCGCTCCCGGGCCCTCGCTAAGGGCAGGTGTCTATGAGCTTGAAAGAACAAATGCCGAAGGACGCCGTCAGCTGTTTTTTAAACGGCGGTGAGTTCGCTGAGGATATTACCTACACGACAGGTGCGGGCGTTTCCAAGGTGATCAAAGCCGTTGTTGTGCGTTATGAACTTGCGCCAGCGGAAGAAAATATCAACCGTTCGCTAAAGAAGCAGGCGGAAGTTTACATCGCTAACGATGAAACAAACGGTGTCGCTACGGTAAATAAAAAAGATGATCGCATAACGCTTAAAGATACCGAGGGGTTTGATCATGAGGCTAGGATTAACGATGTCATAACTCGTGATGAGGGCATGTGGTACCTCATGGTGGGGTGGTAGGCATGGTGCAATTAACGACAGAAGTTGATACTCGTGCGCTTGAGAAGGCGATTAAAATCGCTCCCCGGGTTCTTAAATTTGAACTTGCGGACGGTATGGATCGCATTGGCAGAGGGTTTCTGAAGCGATTTAGACAGCAACAGCTTCAGGGGCCTCCGGGCGTGCGTGGCGCTTCAGGGCATGGGTTATTCGGCACGTTTAAACGTGTGTTTTTCGTAACGCCTGATATTGAGGGAATGGGGTTTGAGATTTTTACCGAGTCAAAAATCGCCAAGTTACATGAGACAGGCGGTACGGTAAAAGACCCGGGCGGCAAGCGGCTGGCGGTGCCGTTATCGGCACGCAGTGAGATGTTCACGCCGCAGGGAAAACTTCGAGCCAGATATAAACGCCCGAGAGAATTAAAAAACGTCAGAGCCATGCGTTGGAAAGGCGAGACATTTCTCGCACGGGTGACAAAAAAGGCGCAGAAGATATTACCGCTTTACGTTTTAAAACGGCAGGTAAGGATAAAGCCACGGCTTGGGTTTTACCGCACGTGGGACGGTCTGGTGAATTACCGTATTGATATTTTGAATAAGTCCATCGACAACGCATTGAGGAAGATTTAATGGAAACGGTAAGGGAACGGATACTTCAGAACATAAAAACCACGATCGAGGCGGTGACGATCGCCAACGGATACAACTTTGATTTCACGCCGCAGACAGTTCAGCGTTGGTCAATGCACGGCAATCGTATGGTGGATATGCCGATGGCAGTTATCAGCCCGGGTGATGAGGACGAGTCAAGCTCGCCGCATCCGTTTGAGGAATGTGTGTTGACGGTGTATTTGGATGTGTTTTTCATCAATGACGAAAACGACGTTGTGCCTACCGACACGTATTTGAATAGATTACAAGGTGATATTAAGAAAGCGATTTTGTTGGATCACACTCGTGGCGGGGATGCGATTGATACCGATGTTTTAGGGACAACTCCGTTTGAGACGACAGAAGCGCAACCGTACGCAGGGATCATTATGGAGTTAAGGATTCGATATCGACACTTGCGGTCTGATCCCACGGCAAAGAATTAACAAGGAGGAATTGCGATGTCAATGCTTATAAGAAAACGCCAGCTTGCGGCGAAGATTGAGGCTGTCGAGGGTACTGCGGAAACCCTTTTGGCGGCGGACGCAGGCATTCTGGTCAACTTCTCGCCCAAGGCGAGTTACGATCCGCAGATGTACCAGCGGGACCCGGTGCGGGCTTCACTCACAAAGATGGGGAAGCTCGCCGGTAAACGCTCGGCGGGAATTGATTTTAGTATTGAACTTAAAGGTTCAGGTTCGGTAACCGTTGAACCGGAATGGTTGCGGCTGATCAGGGCGTGTGGATTTGCCTCAAACGCTTTAAAGAAGATAACAATCGGGGCGATCACTGCAGGGCCTTATCTGCATGGAGAGATCATAACCGGAGAAACTTCAGGTGCGACCGGCAGGGTGGTTATTAAAACGGCGAATGGCGCCGTCACGCTTTATTTCGTTGTTTTAAGCGGAACATTCGAGACAGGCGAGGTTGTTACAGGCGCAACGTCAGGCGCTACGGCCACGGCATCGGCGGATCCTGTGAGCGCCGGTTTTGAGATTAAACCGATCAGCGGTTCGGTGATTTCACTCACCATGGGTTTGTTTGAGGATGGTATCAGAAAAGCCCTTAAAGGATGCCGGGGAACGGTGAAGTTTAATTTCAAGATAGGCGAACCAGCGACGCTGGATTTTAGTTTCAAAGGAGTTGAG